AAGCGCACAGGCAATCTGGGATTGGCTGAAGGGATTCTTTGACTGGTTCGGCGATAAAATCACCTGGGCCAAGAACCTGTGGAACGGCGTGAAGAATTTCTTTACCGGCGGAAACGACGATGGCTCCGATGATTCTGATGGAGGGGACGGTTCTGACAAGAACCCGTCTGGCTTTAGCGGTATGGGAGGCGGGAAGCCCTCTGGCGGCAGCGGCCGCACAAGCAGTGGAAATTCGCCGACAGGGGTGCAGACTTCTTCTGGGAGTACTGCTGCAAGCAGAAACGCCGCCAGCGCGTTTATTTCGGGAGGAAGGCCGGTGTCTACAACAACGGCATCACAGCGGCCGATTGCTCAAACCACGAACACCAAAAACATCACTGTAAAACAGGAAAACCGACAAAGCTACACGTTCCAAGTGTCTGATCGCAATGCCGCATCCAAACTGCAGTCTACCGTGAGTTCGCAGTCCTCGCAATCTACGAAAGATTTGGCGCATGCGCTTAATTACGGGAGGTGATGCCTGATGGAAGCGACACAGCCCGCTCGACTTGGAGATTTTGAGTTTGACGCTATCATCAAACGCCCGGAAACATTGTCCAGCAAGATCCCGGGCTATGCAACGGAAGAAGGATATAGCGCCAGTGACCACATCTGTCTGGAAGCGGTGACGCTTGATGTCACAGCTGTGATTTCTAACGCGCCGATTACATGGGCGGACCGGCACCCTGCATCATCGAGCCGGGTGCAAAGCGCAGTAGAAGAACTGCGTCAGCTGTGGGAAAAAAGAATGCCAATGACCTTTACGGCCGGAGGCGATAGCTATGAGAACGTCTGCATCGAAAGTGTGACGTTCCCCAAAGAGGAAAGCAACAGCGAGCGTATTGAACTGAAGTTGAAGCAGGTGTCTATCAATTCGACAGAAACTGCCAATATCAGCATAAAGTATGCTCGAGGGGGAACGTCTAAAAAGAATACTGGCGCGAGCCAGAAGAGCACCTCCACAGCAAAATCTTCCGATAGCGGAAAATCTTCTTCCCGCAGCAGCATTCTTTGTTCTGGGGCAAAAGCCATTGGATTGTTTAAGTGAGGTATAGATGATGGATTTGGAATACTATGAGATCTCTGTACCAGACCGAAACGATTCCATTATGCGCGTGAACCTTGACGAAGTATATTACAATCTTCGGCTGACATGGAACGCATACGGCGGTTTTTGGATGCTTAGCATCTACGATGCAGAAATGAATATTATCCTCGGCATGGCGAGGCTCGTGCCGGGGACAATTTGGAATTTCTACTATCAAACCCAAGGAGGCCCGCCGGGCGTCCTTGGCGTTGAAACGGAGCAGGAAACAATTGGCCGCAACGATTTTGTGGACGGAAAGGCGAAACTGCTATACCTTCCTGCAAGACAGCTTGGAGTGTGACAGATGGATATCTGGGATAGACAGTACCGAGTAAGAATTGGGAAAAATAATTCTGTCGGTCGTGAAATCGGAAAACCCAACGAAAAAACGAAGAGGGCTATCCGATGTTCCTTTTCCTGTGAAATTGGTGATAGTTCAAGTTCTAATACGGGGAAAATCACACTTTGGAATCTGGCAGATGAAACCTTGCGCCTTTTGGAGCAGGAAGATTGCCTGATTGAGCTGCGCGCTGGATATGGTGATGACCTGCCCGTTATTATGGGCGGTTCTTTGACGTGCTTTGAAACGGAAACAAACGGAGCGGACCGGCAGACCACAATTGAGTTTGTGGACAGCTTTACATCCGCACGAGATACAACGGTGAGCCTGAGTTATTCGGGCGTTGTGAACGGAGAAAAAATCGTCAGGGATGTTGCCCAGGAAATGGGATGTGAAGTCAAACTTTCCCCCAAGGCCAAAATGATCGACTTTAAGAATTTTGCTTTTGTTGGCACAGGAAAGACGCTTATCGGGCGGCTGTGCGACAGAAGCAAACTTCGCTGGAGTGTTCAGAATGGTATTATTCAGATATGCGCACTGGATGAACCGCTAACGATGGCGGCTTATGTCCTTTCGGCCGATTCTGGCATGATCGGTTCACCGAAGCCTTTCTTTGAATCCGCATCGACCAGCAGCAAATCTTCAACGAGTAAGAACGCGAGTTCCAATACGACCAAAAGAAAGGCCAAGAAAGGCATTGAGGTTACGTATTGCCTGAATGGCCATATTCAGATTGACGATTATGTGAAAGTAGAATCCCGAGAGGATAAGGGAAACTACCGGGCGTCAAAAATCAGGTTCATTGGCGATACGGAGGGCGACGATTGGCAATGCGTTGGGCAATTTGTGGAGGTGAAATAGCGTGGATCAGGACTTCCGCGATGCAGTCGCGAGCATCATCGACCAGTACATGAGGGATAATATCCACACCTCGGCACCTGCTAAGGTTGGTAACGTGTCCGAAAATTTCACTGCTGAACTAACACCGGATTTGAAAGTAACGACCGATGATGATAGGGAAGTACCCTACCCTAAAATTTCGGGCACGGCTATCCTGATGCCTACCGGAGCAGGCGGCACAATCGGGTTTGCCTTTCCTGTGCATTCCGGGGATGGATGTGTGGCTATTTTTGGAGAGGGCGGCTCTGGAACGGACTTGAAGTGGGACTTATCCAACGCAACCTTGCTGCCGGGCTTGCCTGCATCGTCTAGCGAGCAGGTTAAGCGTGCCGGAAGTGAGGACGCAGCAGTTGTTTTTGCGCCGACTGCGACCATCACGGTCAAGAAAGACTGCATCGAACTGAAAAAGCAAGACACAACCATAACCTTGAAAGACAGTTCCGTCTTTGTTCAAAGAGGCGGTTCTAACATCGAGGTGACGGATGGCAGTACCAAAATTACCACTCCGTTGCTTGATGTTACCGGCAATACGGAAATCAAAGGCAACATTCAGGTGCAAGGAAACGTGAACATTTCTGGCACGCTGGTACTTGGTGGCATCGTAATGAATACGCATACCCATGCTGGCGTACACGGAAAGACAGGAGGTCCGCAGTAATGGCATTGAAAGACCTTGCGCTTGCTGCTGATGGTGATTTATACATCAACGAAACCGGCGATTTTGAAATCATCGATGCCGTTCGGCAGGGTGTGCAAATTCGTCTGCGCTGGATCAAAGGAGAATGGGTGTTCAATACCGCTATGGGCACGCCTTACTTTGAAACAATCCTTGTGAAGGTTCCGAATCGAGCCTTGATCGAGAAGGCCCTGCGAGACCAAATCCTTGCCGTTGATGGCGTAACAGGGGTGGGCACCATCAACCTTATAAAGGATGCAAAGACCAGAACGCTCCGAGCGTCTTTTACCGCGACCACCACCGAAGGAGAAATAGAAAGCGAGGTGGAACTGTCCCATGTCGGACTACGGAGTGACGGATAAGGGCTTTCAAATGCGCCGACTGGATGAAATTTACACCGACATCTGCAAAAGGTTTAAAGACGAGGTCGGAGTTGACCCATCGGAGAACCCGCAAAGCGTGATGAACGTCTTGTTTACAATTTTTGCGGATGCCCCGGCAGAACTCTGGGAGGCTTATGCTGCTGCATATCAGCAGCTTTTCCCCAATACGGCCTGCGGCGTTGCGTTAGATAACGTGATGCAGGTGGGCGGGGTGAGCCGCATTGGACAGGCCAAAACTAAGTATTTTATCTCTTGTACGGGCCAAGAGGGAACGGTCATTCCGGTTGGCGCTTTGATTCAGTCGAGCAGCAGACCGCAACGTACTTTTCAGGCGGTCAGTGCATCCATAATCTCCAGCGCAAACTGGAGAAAGCTGGCGATTCGTCCGATTGAAAGCATTGCAGGAACCTTTACGTTTGATTTTGGCGTTTCTCGCAATGCGACAAGCGGAGAAGTTGGAACCTATGCAGAAAGTTCCAGCGTCACAAAGAAAATGACCGTGTCCTCGTATGACGATGCGTACTCGCAGATGCTTGCGGCTGTCCAGTCCTTTGATGCCTTGGTAAAGTTCGGCATTGCTGTTTCGGACGAAACTGACGATCAAGGAGAACATTCAATCGTTTTGACTGCATCGGGCGCCGCTGACAGCTTTTCGGCAACGTTGTGCAAGTACATTACGGTTACGGAAGTGACCAGCAATATCCAGTTTGAAAGCGCGGAATATGGCAGCTATGTGTTGGCTGATGGTGTTATTACGCAGATTGTCACTACTGTGGATGGCTGGACAGCCTGCACCAATGATATCGCGCCGATAAAGGGCCGACTAACCCAGACGGATGCCGAGGCCAGAACGAGTTACACAAACCGTGTTGCAAGCCGTGGCACCGGCACGGTCGCAAGCATCGTTTCCTTGCTGTACAGCGATGTGGATGGTGTGACCTTTGCGGCTGGATACGAGAACTACAACGATACGACCGATGCGGCGGGCAGACCTCCGCATAGCATTGAAATTGTTGTCCAGGGCGGCAGCGATGAAGATGTGGCCAACATCATCTGGAAAAACAAAGCAGGCGGCATTCGTGCATACGGGAAGCATTATGCTTACGCTACCGACATTAACGGCAATCGGCAGTATCTGGAATTTACTCGAGTGAATGACGTTTATCTGCTGCTCTCTGTTACGGTTACGAGTTCTGGCGGGCTGGACGATGATTATGCGGCGAGAATCAAGTCCCTGCTGATGGAAGAAATTCTTTCAGCAGGCACAACAATTCGCCTGCAAACGTTCATCCGCCCCATCATGGAAAGCGTGTCCGGCGTTGATTATGTCGAAATCCGAGGCTTATTGAGCGAAAAACCGGACATTGAAGGAGTTGCCGATAATTCTATGCTGACAGGCATTGTCCCGGTTGAAATCAACCAACAGCCGGTTCTTAGCATGAGCGGCATCCGGGTGGTGAAAGCATGATTGACGCTTATAAGGAAATGTATGGCAAACTGCCGATGCAGTTTCAACTGGAGTCTTACGAAGAGAGCAAACTGGGGGACTATATTTGCGATACCGTAGATGATCTGAAGGATTTACCAGAAGATTGCGAAATGGGAAGCATTGCCAGAATTATAACCCCGCCTGCAATCTATCGAAAGAACTCAGCCGGGAAATGGATTTTGCAGTTTTCCAGCAAAGGGGTATCCTAATGGGCTACGAAGTTCTGAAAGAAACACCTCTCAGCGTTGAAAAAATGTCAAACCTTGATGGCATCATCTGGGCCGTTGCGCCGGAATATGAAAACGCCTCTCTGTTTCTGGGCGGTCTGGAAAATCTGAACAATTTTGATAGCTGCACAGGTGTTTGGCTTGACCGGCTTGGACAGCTGGTCTGCTTGACCCGCCAGCAGGCTGGAGCAATGATTGGAAGCCGAGAACTTGCGGATAATGACGATATTTATCGCGTCTGCCTGAAGTATAAGGCTTTTGTCAATTCCTGCCGCTGTACGCCGGATGAAATCATTGAAGCAACCAAAATCATCTTCGGAGCAACGCAGGTGGTTTATAGTGAACGCCGAGATGTTCCGGCGACAATCTTCCTTTCGATTTCGGCACCGTTTTCTGATATGGTCATGTCTATTTTGGGAACGCATGACCTTATTGTACGCCCGGCCGGAGTAAAAGTTCGCGTGGATTGCTCGACCGAGGACGCAGAAACC